TTTAACCGGGAAAAATTATGGAAACTGGCTGGACATATTAGGATATTGATTTAACTCTGTGGATATCAATAATGGTAAATTTACATTTTCCAATTGGAAATAACGTTGTATTTTTTATAGTCTTTTTTTAATAGGACAGGCACCATTAAGTTTATTTTGAACTACGCCATAATTTTGGATATTTTGAAATGGGAAGTATGGTTTGATCCCGCCAAAAGATAAAATCAGGTTGCTTTTTAGTTGCTTTTTGGTTGCCAAGTGGTTGCCTCTTGGTTGCCTAAATCTTTAAAAAATAAGATATAATAATATTGTGAGAACATCAGGGACTACACTGGTGGTAACTCATAGTAATAAATTCTCCCTTAAAATATACCTCTGGCCCCGAGGTTAAATGGGGTTCCAATGCGGGAAATCGTAAATAAAATAAAACTATATATGTGTGTATATGTCGGAAATAGGCACTGGGAAACTGGTGCTTATTTTTAAGGAAATTTTAAGGGTAATATAGGATACTAATTTAAGAAAGTTTTTTAATTCTATATTTGTATTTTAAGATAAGCATCTATTCATCCAGGTGCTTATCTTATTTTCATAAAATAATAAAATCTGTTCACAAATAGTTAATCATTATGCCATTAAGTTGTAACAAATACTACGTATAATTATAATTACATTCAGTGGACAAACAATAGTTCTGGATGATAGTTTATTATGTATGTACCCCTTATTACGTATAATTAAACTGGTGTCTGTGGTTGCAGGACACTTAAAACTCAAATGCAACTACCACGAGTTGATATATCAAAAGTGCATCCTTAAAAAATAATATTATAAAAATAAGCACTCGTCATTTAGGGTGCTTATTTTGTGTAGCTTAAGCTTTTTATTATGCTTAGTAATTTTTGTGTTGGCTTAATCCAGAAGCTATTTTTTCGCATTCTCCAAGACAAGTAGTAATTTGAGTTAATTGAGTGTTTATTTGTTTTTTTATATTAGAATTTTCAACTTGATCTGCAGCCATTTGCAGACATTGCTGAGCACCTTTTAATGATTCTTTTACCTTATGAATATTATCCCTTGCTTGTGAATTCATTAATCGAATCCTCCTTTACTACTATATTTAATTAATATTATTTACAATATAGTAAATATAATACTAAGGTTTTTATGTTTAAACTAATGAATTCTATTTAATGGATAATATTAAAGAAGGTGAGAGGTATGAAGATAAGAGAAATCCTGAAAGAAAAGCTTGACCAAGATAAAAAATTAAATAAAGATAAACCAGGGAGAGGCGAAAACCTCTCCTTTTCTGATATAGAAAAATTGATGCAGCATGAATGCTACAAGAGAGTTAAGGGTGCTGTTAGGAGGGTGAGGTAGGAATGGAAATAATACAGGGGATTATAGAAATAATTGACACTAGATAGATGAAGTGATATACTCATTAAGTTACACAAATGTAATTGCTTAGATAATCATGCGGAATAAAAGGTTCTGCATAATGAGGATGAAATCATGAATATAGTCTTTATGCCTGTGGTTGTAGGGCATGTAAAATATAAATGCAACTACCATTAAATTTTTAGATATCTATATTTTTATATAGAGATAAATCTTATAAATTAATACATCCTATTATATGGTAAGAGGTGATTTACTTGGGACGTAGAAATAATAAAGGGAAGAATAAAGAATTAACTGATTTTAGTTATTTACTTAATAAAGGTGAAAAGAAGAATGATAATAATAAAATAGAGAAGGGCGATAAAAAGGACGATTAATTTCGTTCTTTTCTTATGTCCAAAACAAAACGAATAGGCAGGTGGTGACAATGTAGAGATGCCGAGACAGAGAAGTCCGAATAGGGATAAAGCATTTGAGATTTACAAGGAACATGGTGGAAATATTGATTTAATAAAGATTGCGGAGATGGTGAATCTTTCACCCGGTACCATAAGAGGTTGGAAGAATAAAGATAAATGGGATGATAAATTGAATGGAACGTTCCAAAAGAATATGGAACGTTCCAAACGAAAAAATAATAATAGTGATTTAAAAAAAGAGTCTATTGTGGAAGAGGTAAAAGAGGTATTAGAAAATCCTGAACTTACTGATAAACAAAGGCTTTTTTGTGTTGCATATGCTAAAAGGCAAAACGCTACTAAAGCATATCAAAAGGTGTATAAATGTGCCTATGAAACAGCAATGATATGTGGTAATAGATTGTTAAGAAATGTTAAGGTAAGAAGCCAAATTGATAAATTAATGGAATCAGAGTTAAACAAGGAATTTCTTAAAAGAGGGTTAATTCAACAGTATAAAGATATTGCTTTTTCAGATATAGGTGATTATCTTGAATTTGGAAAGAAAAAAGTACCCCAATGGACTAAAGACAAGGATGGCAAGTATATTCCTATTATAGACCCTAATACTGGAGAACAAAAAATAAATGAATACAGTTATGTTGATTTGAAAGATAGTATAGATTTAGATACGAGCATAATAACAGAAGTGTCAGAAGGAAAAGACGGAATCAAGTTCAAACTTGCCGATAAGATGAAAGCTATGGAGATTTTATCTAAATTGAGTAATCTGTTATCTGATGAAGAGAAGACAAACCTTGAATTGGAGTATAAGAAACTCCAAGGGGAAAAACTTAGGGCTGAGATTGAAAAAATCAAAGCTGAAGCTAACAGGATAACAGGTAATGATGAACCAGAAGTTGAAGATGATGGATTTCTAGAAGCATTAAAGGGCAGAACAGCCGAGGTATGGAATGATGAGTAAGAAGAGGAAAGAAAAAGCTTTTAAATTCCAGCCATTCTCCAATAAACAAGTTCAGGTTCTTACATGGTGGAATGAACTATCTCCGGTGAAAGATAAGGATATATTAATTGCAGACGGTTCAGTTAGGGCAGGTAAGACAGTAGTAATGTCATTATCCTTTATTATGTGGGCTACAGAGAACTTCAATGAAGAAAACTTTGCTTTATGTGGAAAAACCATAGGGGCACTAAGAAGAAATGTTATAAAACCTTTAAAGAGGATGCTTAGAGGCAGAGGGTACAAGTGTAAGGATCATAGGTCTTCAAATGAAAACTATCTTACTATTTCCAGAAAAGGTCGTAGTAATGATTTTTACTTATTTGGAGGTAAAGATGAAAGTTCCCAAGACCTCATACAAGGTATTACCTTAGCAGGGGTCTTATTTGATGAAGTTGCTCTAATGCCACAATCCTTTGTAAATCAAGCTACTGCAAGATGTTCCGTTGAAGGTGCCAAGATGTGGTTTAACTGCAATCCAGATGGACCATATCACTGGTTTAAAGTTGAATATTTAGATAAACTAGAGGATAAAAATGCAGTTCATTTACATTTCACTATGGATGATAATTTATCTCTTAGTGAAAAAGTAAAAGAAAGATATAAGAAGATGTATTCTGGTATCTTCTACAAGAGATATATCCTAGGGCTATGGCGACTTGCTGAAGGTGCAATTTATGATATGTTTAATGAAGACATACATAAAGTTACTACTATAAACAGGAGATATGAAAAATATTATATAAGTATTGACTACGGAACCCAAAATGCCACTGTATTTTTATTATGGGGATTATACCAAGGCAAATGGTATATAGTTAAGGAATACTATTACAGTGGAAGAGATGCAAGCTTACAAAAGTCAGATGTCCAATATTCTAAGGAATTAAAGAAATTTTTAGGGGACATTATTCCTGTAAAAATAATAGTAGACCCAAGTGCAGCAAGTTTTATTACTCAATTAAGACAGGATGGATTTAAAAATATATTGCAGGCCAGGAATGATGTATTAGATGGCATAAGAACTGTGGCTAGTGCTTTAAATCTTGGGTTGTTTTATGTTAATGATATCTGCAAAGAGACATTAAAAGAATTTAGTTCTTATACATGGGACCCTAAAAAATTGGATAAAGGAATTGAGGAAGTATTAAAAGATAAAGACCATTGTATGGATGCAGTTAGGTATTTTATTTACACGATTCTAAGATACAATATTGATGCTAAATATGATGATTCTGTTTATGAGAAAGGAAAAGGTGTTATTAAGAATACATCTGGAGATCCTTACAACAGGAAAGGAGGTTCGATATTCTAGTGGAAAGCAGTGAAGAAAGACAGGCCAGAACAATAAGAGATACATTGTTGAATTTACCTGACAATGAAATACAAGAGAGAAGGAAAGTAAGAAGGGATTATATCTTTTACAAAGGAAAGTCCATAGACTTTGAGAGGGCTAAAAATGATCCCATATTATATGGCCAAAATTGGCCGGTGGATGATAATTGCGATTATAAGCCTACACAGGATATAAGGAATAAGGTAAAACCTCTTCTTAGAAAACAGGCAAGGTGGATGTTTGGGAAGGAACCTACCATTAAGTTTAAGGCAGATAATAAAGCAGATAAAGAAAAATGCGAAGAACTTAGAAAATTTATTGAGGATATACTAGATGATAATAATTTTTGGCCAACAACTAAGAAAGCATTTCTTGAAGCTACAATTAAAAAAAGAGTATTGCTTAGAGTAGAAGCTAACCCGAATTTTCCATTGATAGTTAAGTATGAATCAGTGGAAAATTTCTATTATAAAGAAAAAAATAATAAGCTCCTGTATACTACCTTCTTTGAAGAAGATGAAGAGAATGTATATAGGGAATCTGATACAGATAAGATTTATTATCTTCATACCTATTACTATAAAGTCAATGAGAATTCAAAAGAAAGACAGGCTTGGTATAGGAAAGAAACTTATAAAAATGCAGATTTGCAAAAAGATTTAACTATAGATATTGATACAGGCCTTTCTACTATTCCATGTTGGTTAATAAAGAATGGTGGGGAATTAAATGATAACTTTGGAGAATCTGATGTTGAAGAATTGATAGATACTCAAACTCAATATAATAAAACAGTAAGTGATGTAAGAGATGCCATTAGATTTATGATGTTTGGAGCAGAATCCATTATTGATGGCAATGAGGATGATGTGAGTAAGCTTACAATAGCACCAAATGCATTACATGCTATAAAAACTAGAGATGAAGTATTATCATCCGGGGGACAGGCTGTAATGCAAAGGCTGGAGTATAATATGGGAAATAGTGTAGCTATTGAGGCATATTTAGATAGAGCAGAATCAGATATGAATTTTACTATGGATATGCCTAAGTTATCAGATTTGAATAATATTCCTAGCGCTAAGGCTATGGGTTACTTGTATAATGACTTAATTGCTAGGTGTGAGGATAAATGGAATGACTGGATGTCAGCCTTTACGGGTTTATTTGAATTTATAAAAGAAGTTGCTCCTGTATGTTATCCAGGAAAGTATAATAAGCTATGGAATCAAATAAAGTACAGCACTTTATTTGAGCATAATTATCCATTACCTTCTGATGATGAAGAAAAGAAAACATTTGCTATATCTGAAGTGGAAAGTGGAGTAAGATCACGTCAATCTTACATTAAGGATTTTACTGATACAGAAAATGCAAAAGATGAATGGAATGAGATACTTAAGGAAAAAACAGATATTACAGCTATAGAACAGGGTGCTGTTATTGGTGATGTAGATGAGTAAAAATGCAAGTTCAGATAATGAATATTTATTACTTGTGGAAGAGGCGAGGAAAAGACAAATAAAATTAAATAATAAGCAGATAAAACGAATAAGGAATTTATATAGAGAGGTTGCTAAAAACCTTGAGGTCAAGGCAAATAAGGCCAAGAAAGGTAGTCTTACAGAGAGGTGGATAAAAGATTATAAAAAGGCTGTAGAGCAGGAAATAAGGCGAATAAATGGAGTGCTGTTTACACAAATATCGGATAGCATTTTAGAAAGTGCAAATATACCTATAGGAATTCAACTTAATTTCTTTAGTTTAATAGATAATAAGTATAAGGGTAACATTGATAAATCTTTTGCAAGTATGTTTTCAAATGTACCAAACAAAGTACTATATGAAATTACAAATGGTGATATATATAAAGATGGCAGAGGACTTTCAAAACGTCTGTGGTGGAATGAAAAAAAGGTCAACGGTGACATTGATTATATAATTCAGAAGGGTATAGCTGAAAAGAAAAGTGCCTTTGAATTGGCAGAAGACCTTCAAACCTATTTAAATCCAGACACAAAAAAGGACTTTGAGTTTAAGAGTAGATACGGCAATAAAAGAGTTGAATATAATTCTTTCAGACTTGCGATAACTTCTATATCCCATGCTTATCAATTGTCTATGAAGAGGTCTTGCAAGATGAACCCTTTTGTGACAGGTATACAGTGGCATATTAGTAATTCCACGCATAGAAAGACTTGTGAGCTTTGTAAAAGTAGAGATGGGAAAATATATCCTGCAGATGAATTGCCTCTAGATCATCCTATGGGAATGTGTCACTTTACACCTGTCATACTAGACAGTATGGAGGATATAGGTACAAGATTAAACAAGTGGGGCAAGGGTGGAAACGACAAGAAGTTGGATGAATGGTATAAAAAATACGGGGCTTATTTTGCAGGAGAAGAAGAAACAGAAAAATCACTTAAGGATATAAGAAGTAAAGCTAAAGTAAAGGATAAGGGGATTGATAGTAATTCAAATAATGGTATAATAAAAGAAAATGATTTATTGCCAAATGGACGCTCTGCTATTATACCAGAACCAAAGATAAAAGGTTATGCATTAAACATGAACCATCCAACAGGTAAAGATAAAGCCGTTGCATTTGAAACCGCATTGGGATATAATCAAGAAAATGCAGATGATTTAATTAATAATATTCAAGTAAATATAAGAAATTATAGAGCAATGTTTAAAGACGAAACGCAGTACGGCAAGCGTTATGAAATAATAATGAATTTAAAAGGTGCTAATGGGAAAACTGCAAATGTGCTTACAGCTTGGATGATAAAAAACGGTGATGATTTTCCTACATTGACATCTGCATATGTTACTAAAAAGAAGGTGAAATAAATGATTTTTAAAGAGTTCGATAGTGTTAAAGTCAAAAAAGATTATCCAGAATATAAACTTAAAAAAGGTGATATAGGAACAGTTTTGGAATGTTTTCAAAAGCCGGATGAAGCATATTTAATTGAATTCTCTGATAGTGATGGCGAAGCCACATGCACTGAATTTTTCAAACCAAATGAATTAGAAAAAGCAATTTAAAAGCACTTACTAAATAAAAATAGTAGGCGCTTTTATTATGCTTAAAATTAAGAGAGGATGGAAATGAAAATTATATAATTTGGTTAAAAAGTGGTGAAACTATATTTGGAACAGCTGATGAAGATACTATAAAATGGTTGCAGAAGAGATTTGAGGATCGTGAGTATGAGTTAGAAAAAATTATTTCATTTGATGATGAAGACGGCACTGTAGCTTTAGATGTTGATAGAATTGAATCTATTGCTATTAATAAATGTTATGAAAATAAACAAGTAGGATTTAAGTCTTAGGAATAAGGCTTTTTTATTTTTGTAAAAAAGGAGGGAAACTATGGCTGATTTATCTGTAAAAGTAGATATTACAGGGACTGATGCCTTTAGTGGATTTGTAAATATTTTAAAGGGAGTCATAGAAGATAATAGAGTTCCTGATGAAGTAAAACATGAAATTACGGGCAAGATTAATAGCTTAATAAATAAAAATAAGGAGGAATAGTTCAATGCCAAAATTAAGTGAAATATTAGGAGATTCATTTACACAAATACCAGAAGATATCCAGAAAAAATACAAAGATATAGATTTAGTAGATAGCAAGAACTATGTTGAAAAATCTAAGTTTGACCAGGTGGATAGTCAGGTTAAAGAATATAAGAAACAGGTAGGGGAAAGGGATAAGCAAATTTCAGATTTAAAAGAACAATACAAGGATGTTGACGGCTTAAAGGAAAAGTTCACTGAACTGGAAACTGCTAATAAAACTCAGAAAGAAACTCTTGAGAAAAAAATAGAAGATATGATTTTTGATAATGCTTTAGAAAAAGGATTAGGAGCCTATAGTGTAAAGGATAGAAAGCTAGTTATGGCGCTTATAGATAAAGATAAGCTTAAGGTTGATGGGGATAACATTATAGGTCTTAAGGAACAGATAGAACCACTCCAAAAGTCTCATGAATATTTATTTGAGAAAGAAATAAATGGGACTGGGACTTTTAATACCGGTGGTGGAGATCCAAAACCAGGGGATGCAACTAACTTTGCAACAGAGTTAGGCAAAAGAAAAGCAGAGATTTTAAAGGCAAAGGGATTACAAGATTTTGCTAGATAATAAAAAGGAGATGTGAAATATAATGAGGCAATCAAGTTATACATTAGGTGCAAAACAAAATAAATTGAGATTAATTGCAGGGGATCATTTTATATCGCTTCCATTAAAAATAAGAAAAGGTGATGTGAAAACATTATTAGATTCCAATGAGGTACTATTAGCTGGAACTTTAATAACCGAAGATGGGAAGCCGATAACTTCAACTACCACAACTACAGATGCATGGGGAGTAGTGTATCAGGATGTCAGCTTTAAAGGCTCTATGTCACCTACAGCAAACGCAGATGATGCTACAGAAGTAGTACCGATATTTGTACATGGAGCTCTATATGAATCAGCAGTTAAATTTAATGCAGATGATGCCATTAAGGCTGTAGAAAAAGCTGCATTAAAACTAATTATCTTTGGAGAATAGAAGGAGGAATTTAGGACATGAACTTAAGTGATTATATAAACTCAAAAAACATTGCCCTTTATATTAAAGAGCTGCCAGTAGAGGCTACAGTTGATAAAACGTTATTTCCAGATAAAAAGGTTACTGGAACAAAGCTAGAAATGGCAAAGGGTGCTAAAAAGAAATCAGTTGCTTTACGAATGAGTACATTCGATGCTGCTACAAAAATGAGGGCATTAAGTGCAGCTTTGACAGTAAAGTCCACTGAAATACCATTTTTCAAAGAAGGTATGGGAATTGACGAGACAACGAGAAGAGATTTGCAAAATGCAATAGGTGCCAACAATGAAAATCTCGTAAATGCATTATTGGAACAGGTGTTTGAAAACTATACAGATTTGGTTAATGGAGCAAACATAAATGCTAAAAAAATGAGAGCTAGCGTAATTCAAGATGGGATATTGAAATTTACCTCTAAAGATGGAGATACTATAGTTGATTATGGTGTTCCTGAAAATCACAGAGAAGTGTTAACCGTTGACGATAAGTGGACAAATCCTGCAGCTGACATAGTTGGAGATATTACAAGCTTTCAAAAAGCTATTACGGATGATAACTATGCTAAGCCAACAATACTATTATTAACTGAAAAGACATTCGATAGCACATTTTTAATTAATACAG